AAAATCTGGCGCGTGATTTTTCCCCCGTGAAGAGCCGAAGGCTCCGCGCGAAAACAGGCGAAGATTCAGAGGGCCTGAAAATCTGGGCTGGATTTTGGCGTTTTTCGGGGATTTTCGAGTGTTGATTTCGGCGGGTTTCGATGGTCTCCGGGGATCGCTGGGCTTGCCTCGTGAAAACTCAGTAACACTTTGAAATCCTTTGAAGTATTCTGGAGTAAAGGGAAACTTTAGTGTTACTTTAGAGTCCTCTTTAGACTGTAAACTACTCTGGAGTTGCTCTTCAGGAATACTTTAGAGAACTCTGGAGTATACACTTAGTAAACTCTGAAGTATTCTGGAGTATTAACACGGGGGCGCAGGTGCCCATGGGGGTACACCCATATATATACTAAATGTTAAACATTTTACAAAACTTTGAAGTGTCAACTAGATCTAGGGTGGGGTTTTAGGAGGGTTTATGCAGGGCTTTAAAGTACTTCTATACATCTATATGCAACCCCGGTGGGTTACATAATTAGTATAGCTACAGATTTAACATTTGTCAAGTAAAAAAGTAGTTGACAAATGTTAAATATAAGCCTATACTACTAAACATGGAAACTAAAAAACAACTTACAGAAAAACAACAAAGTTTTCTAGGCCATCTTGTAGAAGTAGGAGGTGATCCAAAGAAAGCAGCAGAGCTTGCAGGTTATTCTGGGAATCATTGGCAGGTTACCAAATCACTCAAAAATGAAATAATAGACCTAGCGTCAAATATCTTAGCTCAATCTGCGCCACAAGCTGCTATTAAAATTACCGAAGTAATGAATTCTGATCAACCAGTTCCTCAAGCCAATATACGACTTCAAGCTGCACAAACAATATTAGATCGTATTGGACTAGGTAAGACTGATCGTTTAGATGTTAGTCATACAGTACAAGGTGGAGTTTTTATATTACCTGCTAAAGAAGAGGTTGTCATTGAGCATCCCGAAACGCAGTAGTGTTGTTCCTTTTGGATATATTATATCTGAAACTAATCCTAAAATACTTGAGGAAGTTCCAGAACAACTTGAAGCATTAAATGAAATATCTGGTATGGTAAAAGATCAGGTGTTAAGTTTACGTGAAGGATCAGCTTGGTTAGAACATAAAACAGGTAGAAGCCTAAGTCATCAAGGTTTAAAAAAAATTATAAATGAAAGATTGGGAAATTAATCCAGATGACTACTTAAAAAATGAAGACGGTAGCTTTGTTTTAAAAGTAGACGGTACTCCAAAGAAACGTGGAGGACGTAAGAAAGGAAGTAAGTCTAGAGGTTACAACTATAGTAGAGCTACACAGGCTCGTATGAAAGCTAATAAAGCTATAAGAACTAAAGAAAAACTTATTGCTAAAGCTGAAGCTAAATTAAAAAGTCAAAAAAATACATTAAAAGCTTCACGATCCACATTAGCTAAAATAGACAATCAAGAAACTTCCAAAGAAGGGAAGGTATTGACTGAAGATACGATCCACCATCTTCCAAAAAAAGTAAGGGAAGAGGCACTAGAGAATGTTATTTTCAGACCTAATGATGGGCCGCAGACAGACTTCTTAGCAGCCCCAGAAACAGACGTATTGTATGGTGGTGCAGCAGGGGGCGGTAAGTCCTATGCTATGCTCGTAGATCCCCTCAGATTCGCTCACAGGGCTGCTCACAGGGCGTTAGTACTAAGACGCTCAATGCCTGAACTGAGGGAACTTATAGATAAGTCTAGGGAATTATACCCCAAGGCTTTTCCGGGGTGTAAGTTCAGAGAAGTAGAAAAGATCTGGACATTCCCCAGTGGTGCTAAACTAGAGTTTGGCTTCTTAGAGCGAGATGCCGATGTATACAGGTATCAGGGTCAAGCATATTCTTGGATAGGGTTTGATGAGATAACACACTTATCAACAGAGTTTTCTTGGAACTACCTATCATCTAGACTGCGTACTACAGACCCTGATATTACGCCTTATATGCGTTGTACAGCTAACCCCGGTGGTGCTGGTGCAACATGGGTAAAGAAGCGTTATGTGAACCCATCAGAACCTAATGAGAGCTTTACAGGCCATGATGGATTGACACGACGTTTTATACCAGCAAGACTAGAAGATAACCCGTATCTTGCTAAAGATGGTAGATACGAACAGATGCTAAACGCTTTACCAGATGTACAGCGTAAGCAGCTTCTAGAGGGTAACTGGGATATTACAGAGGGTGCTGCCTTTACAGAATTTGATGTAATGACACACGTTATAACACCTTTTGAAATACCAATAGGTTGGGAAAGAATAAAAGGTATTGACTATGGTTATGCTTCTGAAAGTGCTTGTGTTTGGGGTTGTGTTGATCCCAGCGATGGCACATTAATAATTTATAGAGAGCTATACCGTAAAGGACTTACAGGTGTTGATCTGGCTCAGATAATTACTAGTATGGAGCTAGAAGATCCTTTTTCTATTCAAGGCGTATTAGATACAGCAGCGTGGAATAGAACAGGTACAACAGGCCCTACAGTTGGAGAAACACTTCAGCGTGGGGGCCATAAGCTGCGTAGAGCAGATAAAAATAGGATTCAGGGTAAGATTCAACTACATGAATACTTGCGAGTTCAACCAAGTGGAAGGCCAAAGATACAAATATTTAACACCTGTCCTAACTTGATACGTGAGCTACAAAGTATACCATTAGATAAATCTAACCCTGAAGATGTGGATACCCACGCACCTGACCATGCTTATGATGCCTTGCGTTATCTGATTATGTCAAGACCAAAGGTTAATGATATATTTAATCAATTTAGACACATGAGAATGGAACAGGCTTATACACCAGTTGATTCAGAATTTGGATATTAAAGGAGAACATAAATGTCAAATCCAGTTGTTGCTATTAGAGATACAGGGCGTAATTCAGCCCGTACAGGTGATGTCAGAGAACTTGCTGATAATGTAATTACATCAGCTACTTCTGTTACTACAGGAACTATTGCAGTGACAGCAGACGCTACTTATGACGTTAGCTTTACTCAACCTGCTGACACTTCAATCAAGAATCTTATTATGATTGCTAATGGTAACTTAGTTACTGCTGGTGCATCAGGTGATGATATTGATTTTGATTTAGGTACAGCCGCAGGCGGTGGTCAGATTATTAATGAAAAAGCTATTGCAGATGATGGTGGATCTGCTGTAACAATTACAGCTAATACACCTCTTTACATTATTGCTAATGGTATTCCAGCAGCAGCTAATGCTTTTTCAACCATGAGTGGTGGCCCAGCTACGTCAGAGGCCATGACGCTATCAGCATCACTATATAGCTCTGCTGCACGTACTCTACATATTCGACTAAAGCCTCTTGCTAATGACTTGGCAACAGCGGCTACTACAGCTACGTTTATTGTTGAGTTTCAGCATCTCGGTGTAACTCCTAGCTAATAATGGCTGAAACTAATTTAACATCTAACGCTCTTTACTTTGAAGAAGTAGAAAATGAGCAGGGTATAAATTTAACTCTTGAAGAAAACCTACAGAATAATCTTACAGGTTTAATTAAAGATAGATTTATATCTGCTGAAAATGCAAGAGATTTAGATGAGCAGCGATGGCTTGCAGCCTATCATAATTATCGTGGATTATACGGTAAAAATATTAGGTTTCGTGAGTCAGAAAAGTCTAGAGTTTTTGTAAAAGTTACAAAGACTAAAGTACTTGCTGCGTTTGGTCAATTAGTAGATGTCGTATTCGGGGCTAATAAGTTTCCTATTGGTATTAGTGAAACTAAAGTACCCGAAGGAACTTCAGAACACGCCCACATCGAACCGGGACTTGAAACTTCTGCACCGCCAGAAGATGAAGGTCAAGATGCGGTTGTAGATAATCCTTACGATATAGGGTATGAAGGTGATGGGCGTGTTTTGAAACCCGGAGCTACTTTTGCTACTGGTAAGTTTGAGGATATTAAACTTGACAAACTAGCAGAAGAAAAGGAAATGTTAAAAGAAGGGCCTTCACCAGACCCACAAGTTCTTGAAATTAGTCCTGCACAAAAAGCTGCAAGGCGTATGGAAAAAATAATTCACGATCAGATAGAGGAGTCAAACGGCGCTAGTGAAATTAGAAACTCGTTATTTGAATCGGCTTTATTCGGCACAGGAATCGTTAAAGGGCCGTTCAACTTCAACAAAACACTCCACAGATGGACTAAAGGAGACGGTAATAATAGAACTTATTCTCCTGTTGATGTTAGGGTGCCTCGCTTGGAGTTTGTCAGCATCTGGGACTTTTTCCCAGACCCCAACGCAACAAATATTGATGAAGCAGAATATGTATTCCATCGACACAGAATGAATCGTACTCAGCTTCGTAGTCTTGGTAAGATGCCTTACTTTGACAAAGAAGCTATACGTGAGTGCCTTCAGCTAGGGCCTAACTATGTAGAAAAAGATTACGAACAAGAGCTAAAAGATGATAATCGTAATGATGAATACGGCTCACAGCAGTTTGAGGTTCTTGAGTACTGGGGCGTAATGGACGCTGAGTACTGCCGACAAGTTGGCATGGAGATTGATGAAGACATTGATGATCTAGATGAAGTACAGATAAACGCTTGGTTATGCGGTGGTAAAATGCTTAGGGCTGTTGTAAATCCCTTTACACCTTTTCGCATACCTTACCATGCATTTAGCTATGAAAAGAATCCCTATAGCTTTTTTGGCATAGGCGTAGCTGAAAACATGGATGACTCGCAAAAGATTATGAATGGTCATGCACGTATGGCTATTGATAATCTTGCGCTATCAGGCTCAGTAGTCTTTGATGTGGATGAGACTGCTCTTGTAGGCGGTCAAAGCATGGAGATTTATCCCGGTAAGGTATTTAGGCGACAAGCGGGTGTACCCGGAACAGCCATCAACGGATTAAAGTTTCCTAACACAACTAATGAAAATATGCAAATGTTTGACAAGTTTCGACAGCTTGCAGATGAACAGACAGGTATTCCTTCTTACAGTCACGGTCAGACAGGCGTACAAAGCATGACACGTACCGCTTCAGGTATGTCTATGTTACTTGGTGCAGCCTCGCTAAATATTAAGACTGTAATTAAGAATCTTGATGACTTCTTATTAAAGCCTCTAGGGGAGGCGTACTTTCAATGGAACATGCAATTCCTAGAGTCTAAGCTAGGCACAGAGGGTGATTTAGAAGTTAAGGCTACAGGCACTAATAGTTTGATGCAGAAGGAAGTACGCTCTCAAAGGCTTACAATGTTCCTTCAGACCGCAGCTAATCCTGCTGTAGCACCATTTATTAAGATGAACAAACTTATTAGTGAACTGGCCTATAGCCTTGATCTAGACCCTGATGAGCTAATGAATGACCCTGAAGAAGCCGCAATGATGGCACAAATTATAGGAATGCAGAATGCTGGACAAACACCTAGCCCGGAAGCTGGCCCCGCTGACCAAGGACAAGGCCAAATGGGAGGCGATGCAGGAGTACCTGAACAGCCTCAAGACCTTGGAGTTACAGGTACTGGTGGCGGCAACATCGGAACAGGAAATGTTCCGCAGTCAGGGGAAGATGAATTTTCTGGCTAGGCTAGAAACTTTACCTGCTCAAGTAGATGAGGCTTTAGAAAGGAAAGAATATGAGTAAAGTAAAGCTAGTAAAAAAAATAGCAAGTTTATTTGATGCTAATTTAGAGGACGCAAAAACTAAAGAAGGTAGACCTTCAAAAGGTCAAATACAACGGGCTGATGGCTCAACGTATGGTTTGATGGGCGATGATCTTATAAGAATAAAATCAAATATAGATCAATACAAAGGCTCTGCAAAAACTTTAGGTGCTTTAAGTGTCCCTGCTCTGTTAGCTTTTACTAATGAAAAAAGTGAGCCTTTAGAAAGTCCAAAAGAAGCTTCAGATTTTGAAAAAGCTTTTAGTAAAGCTTTTAAAGCAGGGGATGATGTTTTTGTATTTAAAGGAAAAGAATACACAACTGAACTCCGCAAGGGCAAATCAAAAGGCGGTGTTGAACGGTTTGATGCCGTACAAGGCTACAAAGATATGTACAACATGTTTGAGCGTAGTTTAGCAGCAGCAGAAACTGAAGAGCAACGACAAACTATTGAGAAAAACTTTCTTAGAGACACTAGCAATGTAAGTGAGATGACTAAGATAGCTGCATTAAAAGAAATGGATAAGGAGCGTATGGCCCGTGAAGGAAAAGCTGAAGGAGGTAAGTTTCCAGATCTTACAGGCGATGGAGAGGTTACTCAGGCAGATGTCCTGAAAGGCCGTGGAGTATTTAATGAAGGTGGCTCCATGATGATGCCTCCAGAAGGTATGCCAGTAGATACCTATTCAAACATACCAGAAGATGAAATGGATG